TGGTAATCCATTCATCTTTCCAGCTAGATTGTGTAGCTTTGATAGCTTCCAAATCCCAGTCAATCTCACCAGTCAGTTGTTTCTTTTGTATCTCTGCTTTTACTTTTTGAGTTTGCACTTTGCCATCTACATAACTAGATGCCAATGAGCCTAAAGATTTAACGATTGTTAGTATCATTCTTTCTTTCTCCGTTCATCCAGATTCCAAAGCAACCAGTTAAAGCACCCATACATACAGATACTAAACCACTTTGTTGTATTGTTGGATTGTCTAATGCCATATACCAATGCACACTTTGATAAGTAAGTATGGTAACAACAAGCATCATCAATCTAGGAAATATTTTATAATCATCTATAATCGTAGCTGGCATATATCCTCACTTAATTAGTATCCACTTGGGTTCAAACCATGTACACCAAACATAAGACAAAAGTACAATAAAAACAAATATAATATCTTTCTCAGACATCTTGTTGTTTCTTTAACCACATTGCAAAGAAAATTAAACCTATGATTGAGCATATAAGAACAATAACAAACACACCTTCGATAATCTTTTGTTTTAGTTCTTGTCTTTTATAGATTAACTCTTGTCTTTGCTTGCGTATCTTGCCTTCCATCTTGAGTAAATCATCCCAAGCTTTGACACCAAATTTAAATTTAACATACTGTTGCAATTCATATCGTTGTTTTTCCAAAGTCTTTTGAGCAACTAAACTCTTCATGGCAGCTTCTTCAACTGAGTCACCACTTAACATCTTTTTATAAAAGGGAGGATTTTTTGTAGATTTAACAGCTTGCTCTATATCAGAGCTAGCTTTCATCCATCTTGATAGATCACCAGACATACCTTCCAGATCACGACCAATAGCAAATGCTTTCTTGATGTTGTTAAATGCAGCAGTCGATAGGCTAACTGCAGTAGCTATCGACGCTGGATCAAACATTACTTTTTCTTAGATGCCATTATCTTTCTTTTAAGACTAGCTGGCAAAGTCTTTTGTTTTTTAGTAAGACCATTCTTTGCTGGTGGTCTACCTCTTTTTGAACCATAGGTTCCTTTTCCCATTGGCATATTAGTCCTCCTTTTGTTACCACGGTTTTCCTGATCCCTGTGTGGGAGTTTTGCTTAATGCAATCTGATTAGCTACGCTATCCTCATAATTTTTAACTTGGTCATCACCCATAATAGCTTTACACCAAGTTACACAATTATCATGTGTTACTTTTGCGTATTCTATAAACGTACCTGATGGTTCAGGTATAGCTGTTGAGCCATAAACTCTACCTCTATGTTCTCCATCCTCATCAGTACATTCCCAATGTAATGTTGTTATCTGATTATCACCTTTTGACCCTTTGATGTCATATTGAGTACTTGTTATTGTCCACGTTGCTGCCATGCTAACCTCCTTCTAATGCTGTTAATCTTGCTTCTATTGCTGTAAATCTGCTTTCATTGTAACTTGCAATAAAACTTAATAATTCTGGATACCTTACGCCCATCCTTGTTTGTTCATCTCCATCATCATTTGTCCAAGTGTCACTACAAAACAGAGCATACTTGGTAGCATCTAAACCTTCTGCTTCAAAAGCTGCCTTGACTTGTTGAGCAACAATACCAGAGTGTGTTCTAGCTTTGTCTGCCTTTTTTATAACTTTGCTTTTCCATCTAAAGGTTTTGAATAATGTTGATAGACGCTTACCCACAGCTAGTTCTGCTGTAGTCATAGATGCTATATCTTGCTTTTCGTTTTCATCTGATGTTTGAATTGTGCCATTCGTAGCAAAAATATCGTCAAAACGAGCATTAGATAAACCTAAATCAATTGCATCATCATTTGCTGTTCCATTTTCATTTGCTGGAACTATACAATCAGAACCATTAGAAAATTGAAGGCTAACATTACCTTGACCAACTTGAAGTTCTGCACCTTGATAAGCAATATATCCTACAGTGCCATCATCTTTTCTAAATTGTATTAATGTGCCATCATTAGTCCTTCTATGAACAATTATTGGAACTCCACTATCTCTAGTAATAGACATACCATCAACACCAAACATACTTATACCTGCTGCAGAATTGTTGGCTGCTGTTTTTCCCAAAGTAACTGAACCATCAGAGTGTATCCTCATGCGTTCATTATTACCATTGGTTTCAAATCTCATAAAGTCATTTGCTTGATCATAGATAATTCCACCTTTGTATGCGCCACTGCTAGTGTCAGATGCATCTGTAAAGTAAATTCTACCTGTTGTACCTGTAGATGATCTTATTTCTATTACAGTATCATCAAATGATGTGTCACCTACTGTAAGTAATCTTGTAGAAAAAGATGCAGGGGTACTTGTTCCTACTAAAACTTTTCCAGAGCTATCTATTCTCATGCGTTCTGTTGGGCTATCTCCATCACTCCCATCATTAGTAGCGATAGTAAAAGCACCTTTTTCATCATCAGAAGAACCATCGTGAAAAGCACCTATTCTTGCTAAACTGCTAACCTCTCCACCACTTTGAGTACCTTCAAATCTAATGTAACCCCACCTAT